GTGTGACGGCAAGATAATGTTAATGTTGTTTACATTGAATCCTAGTGTGACTGAAAGTGTTTCTGTTAGTTCGTCTTTGATTTCGGCCAGTGTGTTATTTAAATAATCCATTATTTCGTCTACAGTTTCGTAATTTTCAGAAATGAATATTTCGTGGGTTATTCCAAAGTCTTCGGTTTCGGCGTTTAAGATTTGCTCCAGGGTGATTTTGATTGTGATTTGGTTTTTGTTTGTCATTTTGTTTTCCTCCTTTGTTTTAGCTTACTTATATTATACTATATGCTTTGTTAAGTGTCAATAGTACATAGTAAAATAATTTAAGCAGGTGCGGTGATATGGCTGAGTTAAACTGGGATAATATCCGTAATGAGTTTGAAAACACTCCGGTAACGTTGCAACAACTTGCTGAGAAATATAATATTTCACCTGGTACTGTACGGAGCCGGAAGCACCGCGAACACTGGGAGAAGAAAGAACCCGAGACGAAGAAAGAGCCTGGCGAAATGAAGAAAGAATCCGGTGAAATGAAGAAAGAGCCAGGCGAGACGAAGTTTGAGAAGGCCAATAAGACTAAGACGGCTGCAGAAAAGAAACCCGCAGAAAAGAAACCCGAGAAAAAAGATGCAACGTTGCAAAAAGGGACGGCCGCAGAAAAGAAACCCGCAACGCAACATAAGAAAAAAGATGCAACGTTGCAAAAAGAAAAAAAGAAAAAAGAGGAAAGTAAAAGCGCCGAAGCCCATGCACCTAACCTCTGTGGGGCCAAGACCCGTCAGGGGACAATGTGTAAGAATCCGGCTGGCTTTAAAACAAACCATTTTGGGACTGGCCGGTGTTACCTTCACGGTGGTCGTTCTACTGGTGGCAAGGGCGGTCCGTATGGTAATAAAAAAGGACTAAAGACCGGCGCCTATGAAGCCATTTGGCTGGACACGCTCCCAGAAGAAGAACAAAAGCTTTATTATGAAGTGGTCACAGATAAAGTTGCTCAGCTCGACCAGGAGATACGGCTTCTGGATATCCGCGAGCGCAGAATGCTTCAACGCATAGAAGAATTGAAACAACAAGACTTCACAGTGGTTGAAATATTGTCAGAGAATGGCGCAGGAGTGCAAGGCCCAGTTGACAAAATAACCGAAAAGAGAGTCGCTACTCTTAGCCAAATCCAGGCCATCGAAGAAGCGCTAACCAAAGTTCAGGCCCGGAAAGAAAGACTACTTGACCTTAAACATAAATTCGAACAGTCTCAGGGTCTGGAGAAACCGGATGTTGGCGCATATATTGAAGCCCTCCGTGGTGCGGCTAAGGAAGCCTGGCAGGACGAAAATGGTGATTACTAATGAAACACAACACTTCTGTTTTTAAGTTTCAGCCTTTCTCATTAAAACAAAAGAAAGTTCTCACCTGGTGGCTTCCGGAAAGTCCAATGAACGACCGGGACATAATCATTACTGATGGCTCGGTTCGTTCTGGAAAGACCATAGCAAATATTGACGGTTTTATCATGTGGAGTCAATATGCTTTCGAACACCAGAATTTCATCCTGGCCGGAAAGAGCATGGGCGCCTTAAAGCGAAATGTCCTGCGACCAATGTTTCAAATATTGAATGCCAAGGGGTTCAAATACAATTACAACCGGTCGGAAAACTATATTGAAATTGGGACTAATACGTATTTTTGTTTCGGTGCGAACAATGAAGCTTCCCAGGATGTCCTCCAGGGATTGACGGCCGCCGGTGGCCTGGCTGATGAGGTGGCATTGTTCCCAGAGTCTTTTGTCGAACAGATGATTGCCCGGTGCAGCGTTGAAGGTTCAAAACTTTGGTGGAACTGCAACCCAGAGGGACCACGGCATTACATCAAAACGGAATATATCGACCAGGCTGCCGAGAAGAATATTTTACGGTTGCATTTTACGCTTGACGACAATCTCACGCTTTCGCCGAAAATTAAAGAGCGTTATAAACGGTTGTTCACCGGTTTATGGCGGAAGCGAATGATTGACGGCCTCTGGGTTATGGCTGAGGGTGCCGTTTATGATATGTTTGATGAGGAAAAGCATGTTATTAGAGACCCAGAGCAACAAAAAGAGATTATAAACAATGCAAAGCAATGGTACGTGTCCAACGACTATGGGACCGGGACGGTTTTTGTCCTTGGCCTTTTTTGTGTGTACCAAGGAAAACGGTACTTGGTACGGTCGTATTACTGGGATGCGAAAAAACAAGGCCGGCAAAAAAGCGACGGAGAGTATGTGGAAGACCTGAAAAGATTTATTGGCGATCGGATTCGGCCGCGGTTTATTATTATCCCAGATGATGCGTTGAGTTTCATAGCAGAATGCCGGCGAAAAGGGGTTGGTCCGCTTCACATTTACAGGCGGGAACCTGGAACCGTGCTCCGAGGAATCAGGACACAAGGGAACATGCTAGCCGAAGGCCGGTATTTTATTTTTGACGTGCCGGAAAATCAAGAAATTATTGCAGAATATTCGGAGTATGTTTGGGATCCGAAGGCTCAGGAACGTGGAGAGGATGTACCGCTTAAACAAAGTGACCATGGGAAAGACATGGAGCGGTATTTCCACGACACGCTGACGCGGAATGCGTATACGGTTGGCCAGAAGCCCATCGGATTCTAAACCAAAAAACCTCTAAGGGGGCAAACAATCAATGAAAAAAGACCTAATCGTTCCAGGCGGTTATTGGCCGCTTCAAGACGTCGAAGAAATTAGGCGGCTTAATCGTTATAAAACAAACTATCTCCTTTTCCGTAACAGGTACGAAGAAGTATGGCCAAACTGGCATGACCGGGTAACAAAAAACTGGCACAAAGAAGATCTCCGGATCGCATTCGTTGTGGCGAACTTTTGCAAGGTTCTGACTTTACTTTGTGCGGACCTTCTTTGTGGAGAGCAAGGAGATAACTTTGGGGCCTCGTGCGTGGATGAAAAGGCGAATGCGGGGCTTCAAGACATATTGACGAACAATCATTTCAATATTACCGCCTACGAAGTTTCTGGAATTGCGGCTTCAATGCGCGGGGACGGTCTGTATAAAGTAAAGGTCGAGGATGGCCAGGTTAAAATCTACCCGCAGCCGGCGACTAATTGGTTTCCGCTAGTGGAGCAGGACAACGTTAAGAAGGTGAGTAAACATATCCTGGCCTGGGAGGAAGAATACAACGACAAGAAATATCTCCGGAAGGAGACGCATGAAAAAGGTCTAGTGTTCAGTGAGGCCTTTGTCTTGGATGACAAAGAAGGGAAGATCCTCAACAATGTTGATTTGAAAACACTAGGTATTATGGTCCCAGAGACGGAGGAAACCAAAGTTGACGACTTCCTTATCGTCCACAATCCCAATTGGACAATAGACAGCGAACTTTATGGCGTTGATGATTATGAAGACATTGATACCCTAGTTTATGAGCTTTGTATCATGCTCTCCAGGAACAGTATGGTCCTAGCCAAACATACTGACCCGAATATGTATGGCGATCCGTCATATTTGGAACAGAACGAAGAGACGGGCCGGTATGAACTTAGCGTCGGCGGAGCGTTTTTCCCGACGCCGGCCGGCTCTGAGAAGCCCGGATATTTAACCTGGGATGGGAAACTGGAGGCTGCAGAAAAACATATTGACCGGCTGCTGGAGTTGTTGTTTTATATTTCCGAAACCTCGCCGGCTGCCTTCGGTTTGGACAAACACGCCATCGCTGAATCCGGGGCGGCTTTGAAAAAGAGGTTAATCCGGACTTTAGCCAAGGTCAACCGTAAAAAAATGTATGCTGACGCAGCCATTAAAAAAGCCTTGTTGATAGCCCAGATGCTTGATGTGGAATTCTGCGGTGCCGAGTATACTCCAGAAGTTCCGAACATTGACTGGCAGGATGGCCTCCCGGACGACGAGTTAGAACAAGCAACAATCGCCGGGCAGAGAGTGGGGAACGGAACAATGTCTCAACTGTCTGCGATTATGAGGCTGGATAAAGTCGATGAAGAGGCGGCACAAAAGGAACTAGAGCGAATCCGCCAGGAAAAGAATGCCGCTCTTCCCAGTTTCGCACGGACCGGTGAAATGGGTAATTTTCCGGCCAATCCGTTCCGCCAAGGAAATGAGGGCGAATAATGGACATTGACAAGTGGGAGATTCTTAGGCGGCAAAATGAGGCGCTAGTCAGAGTTTATAAAGATGCATACGTAGAATTGGCCAACCGGCTAAAACACCAAGTAGAAAGAGGCCTCTCGACTCGTCACGCCGAAGCGCTGTTACGGGATATCCGAGAGATTGTTCGCCAACTTGACGAATACACTTACGATTGGCTAGTGGCGAACGTGCCGCTGGCTTATGAGATCGGCTCTGAGTCCGCGGTTCAAAAACTAGCTCAATACGGGCTGCCGAATATCAGCGCATCATTCGGCGGGGTGCACCAAGAAGCGGTTTGGGCAATAGTCGCAGACACTTTTCAGAGCGTGGCTGGCGCAACCAAGATGATGGAACAAACACTAATCCAGACTCTACGGGATTCGTCAAAAGGAATTTTTCAACGGGGACTGGTGACCGGCGAAACAAGAAAGCGCATAACGAAAGAGTTGATGCTTGACCTGGCGGCCAAAGGGTTTACGTATTTTGAGGACGAAAAAGGCCGATATATAAAGTTAAAAGATTACATTAATTTTATTGCTGAAGATTCTTGGGTTGGCTTTGTGGATGCGGCCGGGCGGAAGTGGGACCTGCTGAACTACACCGAGATGTTAACCAGGACGAAAATAGCAGAGGCAGTTAGTAGAGGAACGGAGAACCGGCTGATTGAGAACGGGCTGGATTTGGTTTATATAGTGACTAGCCCGGCATGTAATGATTGGTGCCTATTTTATGCTGGAAAGGTGTTTTCTATTTCTGGCACTTCAAAAGATTACCCGCCCTTAAGTGAGGCGCCGAATGGAGGGACACCCTTTCATCCCCGCTGTAGGTGCAGGGAGGCGCCATTCATTGAAAAGTTTGAGGACGAGGAGACGATCAGGAAGGCGAAGGATTTGGATGAAAAGTATCTGGGGCTTAATAAGGATGGCTATGCGGACCAAGCGACTTTAAGGAGGCTGGAAGAAGAGGAATTAAGGAGGTGATTAAACGCTGTATAATTCATGGAGGGGGCTTTTCCCCTAAAACGTGGATATGGTATAATGATGTGGGAAACAAAAGACAAGGAGGCGGAGAGTTATGGGTTCTTTAAAAGCGCAGGTTGAGTCAAGGAGGTACATTCTATACACCATTCAGCCTACCGATTCTGTGGCTGGGGTGGCAAAGCGGTTTGGTGTTGACTTGCACAGGCTGGTTGAGCTTAATCCGCAAGTTTGTACACCCGGCCCGCAGGCAGGGATTGAGATCAAGATTCCGGTGGACCATCTGGAAATGGTGCCGGATGTATTACCGGAGATTGGAAACGATGACCCAGGGGTGCAGGAAGAGAGAGTTGCTGGGTTTAAATTGAAACTTCCAAGTGGTGAGTTGTATCAGTTTGATAGGATGGTCTCAGTGGAGTGAACAAGTTAGCACAGGCATTTAAGGAAGCTGGTTGCTTAGAATAAGGGGGTGCGAACCATAGTGAGCGAACACATTTTAGCTTATCAATTCGATAAAGAAGTCAATGGTTCTAAGTATTTGACACAAAAAGGAAAGGTTGTTCTGTTTAATCGACAGCAAGCGGATAGACTGAGAGAACGTTCCGGTGACTTAACAGGGAAATTTGTAGAATATAATGATACGTTCCCGACGGTTGTTTTCAATGAATTTTAGTTAGCCGTAACCTCCAGGGGCGCAATGCGCAACGAGGGCACCTCCCCGGAAACTTGCAGAAAGTCTGACTAACTTTCTATTTTTCGTTTATTTCGTGGTTGTTTCCGGCTCGTAAGGCCGGGGCAGTTCCGGCCTCCCTGGTTATTTTTATAAAAAGAACGGTAAAGAGAGGTAAAAAGGGGTGAAATGAATGGTTGAAATCAAGAAAACAAGAACAATGATTGCCACCTTGCTTGACATTAAGCCGCCCGAAAGTAATTCTACCCGGTTTTTAAGGCTTCAGGGTCGAACCGGAAGCTTGCAATATAGCGACCGGCTAGAGTTTATAGTACTAGGCGAAGACGGGCGCATTAAAGACGGGTTCCGGACATCAGAGCTGGTCGGGGAACCGAAAAAAGAAGGGCGGATTATCACATTTAAAACAAAAAATTCGGAATATAAGTTTGAGGAGTTGTTTTAAGGGGAGGTGCCAAAAAACAATATGAACCTGCCGGATGAAATCAAAGTTGGCCCATATAGCATTAAGGTCGAGGTTGTTGATAATCTTGCCATTGACAGGGAGCATGAGGGTGAATATTCTCCAAGAGAATTAAAAATCAGCCTGGATAGCTCGGTAAGGAAGCGTCATGGAGAAATTCTCATGCATGAAATTATCGAAGCAATCAATGATATTTATAACCTCAAAATTAACCATGACGACATGGTGGTTTTAGGGGTAGTGTTGTATCAGGTATTGAAAGAAAATGAAATCACCTTTTAATCGCCAACAATAAAGGACGGTGTGAAATGGTTAGGCGGTATGTTAAAAAGCCAATAGTAATTGAAGCGGTACAATTTAATGGGAGAAATTCAGCAGAAATACATGAGTTTTGCGGTGATAAAGTAAGGGAGCCTGTTGGGGTAGATTACCTGGAAATTGTTACACTTGAAGGAGTAATGAGAGCATCTCCGGGTGATTATGTTATCAAGGGCGTAAATGGGGAATTTTATCCCTGCAAACCGGATGTTTTTAAGAAGACATATGAAGAGATTGAAATGTAAAATTACCGCCAAACGGCAGTTTTCTTTATGTTCAAAGATTAGGGGCGCAATGTGCAATGAGGGCACCTCCCCAGAGGCTTGACCAGCCTTTTGGTCCGTAAGGCCGGTGAAGGTCCGGTCTCCCTGAAGCATTATGACTAAGAAATTGAGAGGAGGGGATAATAATCGAAAATGAGTTGAAGAATCTTTGTAGGGAATGGCAATCACGATTAAGATTGAATGATTGGGATATAAAAATTTTTATTGCCAGAGAGCGTGACATGTTTAATCCAGGTACTCAAGGAGGATGTAGGTGGGAATTAAAAAACAAGATGGCTATTATTAAAATATTAGACCCAGTAGATTATGATCCGGACATTCCTTGGGAACAGGATATGGAGAAAACGCTGGTTCATGAGTTATTGCATTTGCATTTTGCGCCATTTGATAAATATGAAGCTGATTGTATGGAAGGGATAGTTATGGAACAGGCTATTGATGCAATAGCTAAGGCTTTGGTGGAGACAAAAAGAGAAAACACGTCTGCACGTGGCACGACGTTAAACTGAACCACGGTTTTGTTTTTATCAAGCCGACGGGCTTTAAACGGAATAATTGGCCGACGGGCCTAAAACGGGAGGAATGAACAATGTTAGAAGAACTTCGCAAATTCGATTTACAATTCTTTGCCGACGGTGGAGATACCGGAGGCGGCTCCGACGCCGGGAGCAATGACGGCGGAAATACCGGAGGTACCGGGGATGCTAGAGGGACTGGCGGTAAAGGCGACAATGCCGGGGGAGGGACTGGCGACCAGGGCAACCAGGGAACTGGTGGCAAAACCTTCTCCTGGGAGGATGTAGAACGCATTGCCGGCGACCGGGAAGAGCGGGCCAGGCGGGCGGCACTAAAGTCTTTCTTCGAACAACAAGGCTACACTCAGGAAGAGGTCGAAGAATTACTTCGACAGGACAAAGAACGGCG